GTGGAGAAGATTACACGGCATTCACAATCATGCGAAAAGCCGGCGGCAAATATTATATATTTGGAAAATTGTGGCATAAACATGTGGAAAACTGTTATAGTGATATTAAGAAATATTATGCACAATTTATGTGTGGCAAGATGCCCATAGAGGATAATGGCGATAAGGGATTTACCGCAAGAGATTTGAAGAAACAAGGTATAAGGGCTTATACTTACCATGAGAGCATGAATAAGCACATAAAGATTACAACATATCTTCTTAAGATTTGGGATGATGTAGTTTTTGTTGATGGCACTGATGAAGAGTACATAAACCAAATATGTGATTACAATGAGGATGCCGAACATGATGATGCGCCGGATAGTGCATCAAGTTTGGCAAGGCTCTTGTTAAATAAAAATGAAACTAATTACCAATCTATTTTACAAGGGGGAAGAAGATGAAAAGTTATAATGACCTTTTGGCATTAGGCGAAAATGAATCAGCAAGAAAAGATTTTATATTATCCGCTATTGCAGACCATAAGGCAACACCGGAATATAAAATTGCCAAGGATGCAGAAATGTATATGAAAACATTAAATCCTACGATAATGGAATATAAAAAATTGTTATATACCATTACCGGAGAGGCGGTGCCGGATAATTTTAGTGCAAACCATAAGTGTGCATCTTCATTCTTCAAAAGATTTGTTACCCAGGAAAACCAATATTTGCTTGGTAATGGTTCAACTTTTGGAAATGATGAAACCAAGGAAAGATTAGGCGGAGAAGATTTTGATTTGCAATTGCAGAAAGTTGGAAGGGCGGCGCTTGTTGGTGGTGTGGCATTTGGTTTTGCTAATTTAGACCATATCGAAGTATTCAAGTACATAGAGTTTAAGCCATTATGGGATGAAGAAGATGGTTCTTTGAAAGCCGGAATCAGATATTGGCAAGTTGCTGATAATAAGCCATTAAGAGCAACATTATATGAACTTGATGGATATACAGAGTACATAAAACGCAAGGATGAAGAATTAACAATACTTAAAGAGAAAAGACCATATCAACAGATTGTGGCAAAATCCGAAGTAGATGGCACCGAGATTCTTGATGGGCATAATTATCCAACATTTCCAATTGTTCCTTTATGGGGCAATCCGGAGCATCAATCCGAACTTGTAACCATCCGGAGCCAAATTGATGCATATGATTTAATTAAATCCGGCTTTGCAAATGATTTGGATGATGCAAGCATGATTTATTGGACTATAACCAATGCCGGCGGAATGGATGATGTTGATTTGGCACAATTCCTGGAAAGAATGAAGGTTGTTAAAGCGGCTGTTGTTGGTGATGATGCATCCGGAAATGCAAAGGCGGAGGCGCATACACTTGATGTTCCTTACCAAAGCCGTGAAGCCTACCTTACAAGGCTTGAAGCTGATATGTACAAAGATGCAATGGCTCTTGATACAACACAGATTGCCGCCGGGCAAGTAACAGCCACACAGATTGAAGCCGCTTATGAGCCACTAAATGAAAAAGTGGATATGTTTGAATATTGTGTTTTAGAGTTTGTGCATGGCATCCTGGATGTTCTTGGCATTGATGATAATGTTACATTTGTTCGCTCAAAGATGGCAAATAAGGCGGAAGAAATAAATGCACTTCTTGCCGGTGCTGAATATCTAAGCCAGGAATACATAACAGAAAAACTTCTTACAATCCTTGGCGATATTGATAAGGTTGAAGAGGTATTAAATCAGATTGCAGATGATTCCATGAGCCGCATGAGTGGTGGAAATGAGCCGGAAGAAACTGAAAATGTTGATGTTAGCAATGAGGATATAGCAAATGAAGTTGGATGATGGCTTTAAAGAATCCGAAAAGTTATTAAATCAGCTTGAAAAAGATGTGCATAAGGAATATGCCCAGGCATCAAAGGAAATGGCGGAAAAGGTTGATGCATATTTTGCCAAATTTAAGGCAGAAGATGAAATGCAAAGGGCCAAATATGAGCAAGGGGCAATAACAAAAAAGGAATATACTGAATGGCGGCAAAGAAAAATGTTGACCGGCAAAAGGTATGTTGCAATGCGTGATACACTTGCAAAAGATTTAACCAATACGGATTCCATTGCCATGAGGATGGTGGGCAATAAAATGATTGATACATATGCCCTTAATATGAATTATGGCACATATCAGATTGAACATGATTTAAGGGTTGATACATCATTTACACTTTACAACCATGATTCTGTTGAAAGATTGATTAAGACTAATCCGGCAATTCTTCCAATACCAAAGCCGGATAAAATGCTTGATTACAAGTGGAACAAACAACATCTTCAATCAGCACTTGTACAAGGAATTTTACAAGGTGAATCAATACCAAAGATTGCCGCCAGGTTCCAAAGAGTTGCCGGAATGGATGAAAGAGCCGCCATTAGAAATGCACGTACCGGAATGACCGGCGCACAAAACGGCGGCCGGCTTGATGCCATGGAAAAAGCAAAAAAACGTGGCATTGATGTTAAAAAAGCATGGATGGCTACATTGGATAATAGAACAAGAGATAGCCATGTTGAACTTGATGGCCAAGAACAAGAGATTGATGATGAATTTACAAATGGGCTGATGTTCCCAGGTGACCCGGAAGGAGAACCGGCGGAGGTTTATAATTGCCGGTGCCGTATGGTGCATGTATATGGTAAACATCCGGTGGATTGGAGTGATACAAGCCTAAGAAATACGGATAAACTTGGCGATATGACGTATGAAGAATGGAAAGAGGCGCATGGAGCCAAGGTTGAGCCGAAAGAACCGGAAGAACAGCCATTAAAAACAAATGCGGAATATGCAAATGATACTATTGATACATTGCGAAGCATTTATGAAAATCACAGATTGGCAAATGGTTTAACAAGTACTCCGGTGGATGAATTGCCAGATGATTTCTTTAATCATGTTAATTATGGCAACATGGCTCCGGAAACCGCCAAAGCCTTCAATGATGCTATTGCAGATTTATCAAGCAAGTATGATACAACTTTGCAAACAGTACGCTTAATGTCAAAAGATGAATATGTTGGAAATTTAAACAGCTTTGCATTTACTTATCATTCATATGAAACAGATGTATCAACATTGGTTATAAATCCGGCAAAGTGTGGCGATTATGAAAAAATGACGGATAGAATAAAAGAACTTGTGAAAGATAATTATGCGGTTCAAATTGATGAAAATTTGATTGATAAATATATTATCACACATGAGTTTGCCCATACTTTGATTGATATGCAAACACCATTAAATGAAAAGAGAAATTGGGTTGGCGCTGATTATAAGAAGATAAAAGAAGTTAGAAAAGAAATTGAAAATGTATATTCTGATTATTTAAAAAATAGGGAAGCATTAGAAAAAGAATACAAGAAATATGAGTTGGATTTCCTAAATACTTTCAATATGGAATCCGCCGAAAAATCCAGGATGTACAAAGAACAATTGGATTCCATGACAATAAGCAAATACGGCAATGTAAATAGTGATGAATTTATGGCCGAATGCTTTACACATGCACAGCTTGGCGGAAAGCAAAATAATTATGTTGATAGAATCATGGATATTATTGATAAACGTTTTGGGAGGTAATATATGCTTGATATGCCCTATTTTATGACAAATGATGAATGGTATTATTTTGATTATCAGAAAAGAAAATATGTATTGACGGATACGGCACCGGAAAAGGCAAAAGATAGTTATAAGGAATTTTATAAAGAGGTGGAACATGGCTAATATTGAAATTAAGATTACAGAAGATAATGTTGATGCGATATTGCAAGCCACAGATGAAGCTATATATAATGCCCTGGAAACAATTGGTAATATGGCGGCTGATTATGCGGCGGCCCTTGCACCGGTTGACACATCAAACCTTAAAAATTCTATTGATTCAGAGGTTAATATGGATGAAAAGGCCGTATATATTGGAACTGATGTTGAGTATGCGCCATATGTTGAATTTGGGCATCATCAAAAAGTGGGCCGATATGTGCCGCAGATTGGCAAAAGGCTTGTAAGGGAATTTGTGCCAGGTAAACCATTTTTAGCGCCGGCCATTAAAAATCATTTGGATGAATACAAAGCCGTATTGGAAGAAGAATTGAATATATAATAGTATTTGACAATATACTAAATATTGTTATACTAAAAATAGGTAGTACACAATCTAGGGTAGCACCCGTAACAGCGAAAGGATTGTAATGGATATTATAGAAATTTTAAAGAAACATGTTGATGAAGGTGGTAATATAAGCGCCACAAAGTTTACTGATGTAGCAAATGCCATTAATAATGCTGTTGGCAAAGAATTTGTTGAAAAGAAAAGATACAATGACAAGCTAACAGAGATTGATGCCCTAAAGGGTGAAAAACAGAATGCCGAGGATAAGGCAACAAGCGCCGAAAAGTGGAAAACCAAGTATGATGCTTTGAAAGAAGATTTTGAAGCATATAAAAAGGATATAACCGCAAAGGAAACCAAGGCAACAAGGAGCAATGCATATAAAGAGTTGCTTAAGCAAGCCGGAATTTCTGAAAAGAGGCTTGATGCCGTACTTAAGGTATCTGATATTGATAGCCTTGAAATGGGTGAAGATGGCAAATTCAAGGATTCTGAAAAGATTCTTGAAAACATCAAGAATGAATGGGCTGATTTTATCACAACCACAGAAACGCAAGGTGCCCAAACACCAACACCACCAACAAACAATGGTGGCAAAATGACAAAGGCGGATATTATGAAGATTAAAGATACTTCAGAACGTCAAAAAGCCATTGCCCAAAATCATGAGTTGTTTGGCATCTAACCATTAGGAGGAGAAGAACAATGGCAAAAGATAAACTTACAACACAAGCAGATATTACAGTTGCCGCAAGAGAGGTGGACTTTGTTACAAGATTTGCGCAGAATTGGGAGGCTCTTAGAGAGATTCTTGGAATCATGCGCCCTATCGAGAAGGCACCCGGAACAAAACTTACATCTTATGTTGCATCAATGAAGGATTCAGCGCTCCAGGGCGGTGCAAATGTTGGTGAGGGTGATGAAATCCCATACACAGAGTTCCAGGTTGAGCCGGTTACTTATGCCGATGTAACACTTGAAAAGTATGCAAAGGCAGTTTCAATCGAGGCAGTTACAAAGTTTGGTGCCGCTGTTGCCGTACAAAAGACAGATGAAGCATTCTTAAACGAACTTCAGAATGTTGTTATGACAAGATTCTATACTTTCCTTGCAACCGGTTCACTTACCGACACAGCAACAACATTCCAAATGGCTGTTGCCAAGTCTATCGGACTTGTAAAGGATAAGTTTAAGAAGATGCACAGAAACATCACCGGAGTAGTAACATGGGTTAATACTCTTGATGCATATGAGTACCTTGGAGCCGCAAATCTCACAGTTCAAACCGCTTTTGGTATTGATTATGTTGAGAACTTCATGGGCGCACAAATTCTTATTCTTTCTTCAGAGATTGCAAGAGGTGATGTTATTTCAACACCGGTTGAAAATATCGACCTTTACTATGTAAATCCTTCCAATGCTGATTTTGCACAGCTTGGACTTGTTTACACAACAGATGGAGAAACAAACCTTATTGGATTCCATGCAAACGGCGATTACTCACATGCTGTTGGTGAGAGTTTTGCACTTATGGGCATGGCTCTTTGGGCTGAATACCTTGATGGAATTTCAGTTGTTTCCGTTGGTACGGCAACATTTACCGCTGTTTCGAATCCAACCGGTAATCCAAGCGCACAAATGTGGTATGAGAAGGATGCTAATAATAATTACTTCAGAACAACAGATACCACAGTTGTTTCCGGTAAGACCTATTACACAAGAACTGTTGAGAATCCAGGAGCATGATAAATGTATAGGGTTATTAAATTTTTCACGGATTTACAAGATAATAACCATGCTTACAAAGTGGGGGATGTATTCCCCCACGATGGCATGAAAGTTTCTGAAATAAGGCTTAA